GCTCTGTTAGCCGCTGCGTATGTGTCGCTGTAAACCCTTAAGCCTGCTGCCCTGTTGTAAAATCCTGCGTCCGAATACGGAAAAGCAGCTATATAATATGTCTTGTCGTTTTCCAGCCCGTCAAATACAAGCGCATTATCTGCGTATGCTCCTATGTCCGTATTGTCGATAACAAGTGTGCCGTCGTTCTCATTTAGCGGGTAGCCGTCCTCTTTCAGCACGATCTTAACGCCTTTCACGCTGCAAACCCTCTGCCCGTCTATGTATGTGTCCTCTGGCTCTAAAAACTTAACTTTTACCTGCCCGTCTCCTGCCTGCACGCTAAAGCTCTGCATATCCTGTGGCGGTATGCCTGCTGCCAGCTGTGCGGCTACGCCCTCTAAGTTTTTCGCCGCCTCGTCCAGCTTTCCTGTCGTTTCGTCTATGATATATTGCGCCTCTGCGTAGCTCATTTATTGTTACCTCTCTTTCCTGTTTTGGCTCTTACAACTCGCTGCTGTATGCCTCGCTTATCTTTTTGTTTTCCGTTTCCGTCGCAGGTATGATAGTTGTAACTTTTACATATGTCCCCTGCTCCGCTGTCGGCTTTATGGTTTCTGTTATGGTCTTGTACCCGTCCTCATTCTTTCCGAAAACCGTAGTAATTACCGCCTCGCTGTTAGTCGTTACTATGCTGCCGTCCGGCATATACTCTGTTTCCTGCGCCACAAGTCCGTAATATCTGTTAAAGGTGTCCTTTGCTGCTGCCTCTATCTCGTTTTGCAGGTGTCCCGCTACGTTTTCGTCGATAATGTCCTTTAGGCTGTCAAACCATTCTATAACGCTTGCTTTCTGGGCTGTTTCCCATTCCTTAAAGCTGCTTTCTTTTGTGTCCGTCCAGTCCTCTACGCTTGCTATATACTGCTGCTTAAATTCTGTGAAATATTCCTCAAACTGGTTGTACAGCTCTGTGGTGTCTGCCTGCTGTATCAGCGCAGTTACAATGCCGCAAAGGTCAGTATTAAGCCTCAAATCGGTTATGTTTGACTGGCTGATAGAAATAACGCCCTTTGCTACGTAAATGTCTGCTATGCCTATCTCGTATGCGTCTGCGTCCCTCTGCAAGCTCTGTGCCGTAGGGCTTGCGCTGTAGCTGCCTTTCTTGATCTGCCCGCTTATCGTCCTTTCTGAATAGTCGCAGCGTATAACAAGCCTGTCTATTCTGTTAAGCGCACCGTCTGCGGTATCCAGCGTAAAGGTCTTTGCCGCATTGTTAATGTAGCCTCTGCCCTCTATGAAAGCGCCGCCTGCGCTTAGCGTAATATCCATGCTGCCTGCTGCCCTCACTTTCAAGCTCTCTGCGCTTGCATAGATAACGCCCGTTCCTATCAGCTGCGCAAAGTACTCTGCAAATTCCTCTGCTTTGTACAGCCTATCCTTGTTTACCGAATTAAACGGGAAACTTTTTTCTGCCATGTTGCCACTACCTCACTTTCCTTATTTTCTCTATCAGCGTCGGCAGGCTCTCCCCGAATGTAACCTCGATCTCTACCTTGCCGTCTTGGTACGTCTGGCTTACCTGTGTAACCCTTGCGTCTATCTTTATCCCCCAGCGCTTTTCTATGCAGGTTATCTTGTCGCCTACTACAAAATCGCTCATGTACTTAATATTGCTGCTGGTGTTTATGATCGACGAAAAATTTATAGTTTCCCCGTAGCTTTCCAGCTCCGTTTCTCCCCTTGTTGCCAGCAGCTCTAAGTACTTGTCAAGCGATATAGTTACCTCTTCGCCGTCGTCCGTTTTTGCCGTCCAGCTTATATCTGTCGCCTCTATGTAAATTTCCTCTCTGTCAAGTCCGGCGCTATCCATATCCCCTGTTTCAATGGTATATTTAACGTCGTTTTCGTCTGCGGCACCCGTCACATAAGCCACGTTTCCCATATTTTCTATGCTTTCCGTGTACTCCTGCTCATTTACGTTGTCAAAGTCCCTGCTGAATATGCAGGGCTTGTTACCCTCTGCATTTCCCGCTGTTAGGTCTTTGCCTTTGTACAGCCAAAAACCAAACTGCCTGCCTTTTTCATCTACCAGCACGTCATAGCCCAGCTTTCCGGCTACTGCCCTGTTATGTATTTCCAGCTCGCAGTTTACGTACTCGTCGTTTGAGTATTCCAGCGTAGCCCCGCCTAGATTGTCCTGCGGCAGAATAATAAAACGTGGTAGCTGCCGCTGCTCTGCCGCCTCTGCTCCCACGTTTTCCCTTACTATCCTGTTAATAATGCTCTGGTTCGTTGCGCTGGTTATGATCTGTGATATTATTACCCTCTTGCTTAGCCACTTTTTTATAAAGCAGCCCTGTATTTCTATCTGCTCTGCGTCGTTCTCGTCCTTTGTAATGTGCCTGTATGTGATCTGCATACAGCGCCGCCAGTTATGCCCCGCCTCGTCGGTGTATTCCGCAGCGTCGCCGTGCTTTACAATCAGATTTCCCTTTACCAGCAAATTGCTGTTGTTGTCCGTGATCGGCGCAAGTATCTTAACGTCGCCGTAATCGCCCTCTTGCCAGTACGTAGGCTGCCAGATAACGCTTTCTGTTTCGTCCACCGTCCCCAGCGGTACTAAATCCGTGTCAAAAATCTTAAGCTCCATATCATACCCCCAAATATTTATTAGAGTGGTATATAGTAACCTCTAAAGCGTCTGCGTTCGTATCCGCATCATACCTAAATACGTTATCGCCTATTTCAAGCTGCATAAATGTACTCTCTACGTCTATGTTTCTGAAATAGTCCTCTGATACGCCGCCTCTCGTCAGCGTCACGCCTTTTTTCCCGTACTCTGTGTTTACGGTCACGGTATCGCCTGCGATCAGCGTAACTGTGTTTTCCTCGCTGCCTATCTTGATGTATTCGCCAGTATCTACGTTAAGCAATTGCGGGTTAGTCAGCGTTCCTGTCGCTCTAAACTCTATCCTCATGCCTGTAGATACGTCCCCGTCGTTGTAAACGTCCACTATTACCGACGGCTCACGGTATCCAAACTCTATGCCCTCGTCTGCGTCAATCTCTAAGGCAAATTCTAAGCACGCCACCCAGCTTGCTATATCCTCTTTTTCCTCTGTCTCTTCCCGCCAAAACGGGTTAGGGCAGTTAAGCATAATGGTAAAGTCTTGGTATATGCTCTTATGTGTAAATTTCGGCGTGTCCTCTCCCTTGCAGTCAATTACCCGCACAAAATCCTTATACACATACGTAAGCGTAGCGTCCAGCTCTGGGTTAAGTATCTTTTGCGCCTGCCTGCGCAGTTCAAGCGCCCTGTCTTTGTCCCTTGTCGCTATGCTGCCAGTTATGGTTATGTCCCTCGGCTCTATCCTCTGCCCTATGTATGTATCCCCGTGCTGTCCCATGCTGTTTGTGGTGTATAGCGTGTTCTTAATGTCGCTTATTCCCGTCACGTCTTTAGAAACATTGCAATGGAATACGCATGTAGGGGAAAACACTAGGCTTTCACCTCTCTCATTCGTATAGATCAGCTTTTCATAATTTCCCATGCTTTACACCGTCCTTGCTATCAGCCTAAAGTTTTTTGCTGCCTCTCTCTGCTGCTTTTTGTAATTTGTCTCATTTGCGTAAATGTTCTGAATGACTGTTACGCCGCCCTGCTGCCGTGGGCTGTTACTGCTGCCGCCGTCCGTGTCCCAGTCGTCCGTATCCGTGCCGGTGTCTACGTCAAACTCTTTCGGTATAGCGTTCTGCATATCCTTTGTAACTTTCTGCATTTCCTGCTCAAAGCCCACGCCGATACCTTGCGCCAGATATACGCCCACTTGGTCACGCATTACCCTTGACGGGCTATTTATGCCGAAAAATGACTTTAAGCCGCTTAGTACTGCGTCCCCAAAGCCCTTTATCTTATCAAGTATCCAGTCCTTTGCATTATTTATGCCGTTCCAGATACCCTGCACTATGTTTGTGCCGATTTCTACCATTTTGCTAGGCAAATCCTTAAAGCCGTTTACTATGCTGGTGCAAACATTTGAAATTGCGCTTTTTGCCTTGTCCTGCATCTTAACGCCCCACTCTGCAATTTTTGTAACGCAGCTTATTATTGCGTTCCATATCTTTGTTGGCAGCTCTTTTGCAAGGTCAATAATTTTTGTAACCATAAGCGTAATTACTTCTTTCGCCTTGTCCCTCATGTTTGCGCCCCACTCTGCAATTTTTGTAATTGCGTCTGCAATAGCTGGCGGTATCAGCGTTACAAGCTCGCCTAATTTCGTTACCACGTTCGTCACTAAGCTGCCTACTGCCTCTAAAATCTGCGGTATGCCCTCGATTAAGCCCGTAACAATCGCCATAATAATTTGTGGCATAGCCTCTACCAGCAATGGTATAGCTGTTATAATTCCGTCTATGATCGCAACTAAAATATCGCCTGCGCTCTCGATAATAAGCGGTATTCCCTCGACAAGTGCGTTAATTATAGCCGTTATGATTTCCGGCAGCGCCTCTATCAGCACGGGTATTGCCGCTATAATGCCCTCTGCCAGCCCAGTAATGAGCTGTAAGGCTGCATCTATCAGCATTGGTATATTCTCGATCAGTAAAGTTACAATGTCTGTAATCACTTCTACGACTGCTGGCAGCAATTCCGGCAAAGCCTGCCCTATTCCGCTTGCCAGCTGTAGTATGATCTGTAAGCCTGCCTCTAAAATCTGCGGCAGCATACTTACTAAGCCGTTGAAAAGCTCCATTACCACGCTGCCTGCTACAGTTACCAGTTCCGGCAAAGATTGTAGTATCCCGTCTACAAGTGCGCCTATGATCTGCGGCGCTACTTCCAGCACCGCCTCTGCTATGCTTGCTATAAGCTCCACAAGCTGCGGCAGTACCTCTGTTACGTTGTCTAAGATACCTTGCACGCCTGCCTTTATCTCGTCGCCTGCGCCCTCATTTCCTGCCAGCAGGTCGCTAAAGCCGTCCATAAGCTGCGTTAATGCAGGTAATAGGCTGCCTATAATGTTATTTTTCAAGCCGCCAAAGGTATTTTGCAGGCGTAGTAAGCTATCCTCAAAAGCTGCGCTTGCAGATACGGTATCTGAACCCATTACCATGCCGTAATCCTCTGCCTCTTGCATAAGCTCCTGTATGCCCTCGCTACCGCTGTTAAGCAATGGTAATAGCTCGCTGTAGCTTTTCCCGAAAATATCCTGTGCAGCTGCGTTTCTCTGTGTCTCGTCTGTCATTCCTGCCAGCGCATCTATGCTGTCAAGTAATACCTCTTCTGTGCTTTTAAAACTGCCGTCTGTATTCTTAAGTGAAACGCCGATAGCGTCAAAGTCTGCACTTGCGCCCTCTACGCCGTTTTGTGCGTCTGCAAGGTCGCTTGTGATGTTCTTAATTCCCTTGCTTAAGCTGTCTATGCTTGTCCCGCTGCGCTCGCAGGCGTACTCTAACTCTTGGTATAGATCGCTGCTTATAGATAGTTTCTGGCTTTCCTTGTCTATCTCGTCGCCTGCGCTTGCCACGTCGTTTGCCATATCCCATACAGCTTTACCCGCCGCAACTGCTGCCGCTGCTATGGCTGCCGTCGCCGCCGCTATCGCTGTGCCTACTGCCTTTATCGTTTCCCCTGCCGTCTTAAAATTGTTGGCGCTGTCTTTTGCGTCGTCTCCGCTGTCCTTAATGCTGTCGCCTGCGCTCTCTGCCTCTTCGTCTACCGTTTCAAGGCTTTCTGCTGTCTTTTTCAGTTCCCCCTCGGTATTTGCAAGCGCCGCTTTCTGGTAATTAAGCTGTGTTTCCAGCTTTTTGCTTTCCTCGCTATTTTCGCCCGTAGCCTCTTTGCAGCTCTTTAAGGCTTTTTCTGTCTCTTCTACCTTTTTCTTTTGTTCGTCGTATGTCTTTTGTAACACGGTCTGCTTTGCCCGCAGCGCCTCTGCGCTACTTGCATTGTTCTTATATTCCGCTGTTACCAGTTTCATTTCACTATTCAGCACCTTTAGGGTGCTGTTGATCTCTTTACACGCCGCTTTATACTGCGCCTCGCCGTCAAAGCTAAGCCGTGTTTTTATGTTGTCTGTTTTGTCAGCCATTTTTTACAGCCCCCCT